GAAGCTGCTGATCTTCGTAAATCTTCTTCAGTTCAACAACAACAAGTCAATGCTTTTCTTGAAGCTTTGAAAAATACTCCAGAAGCTGTTCTAGCTGATCTTGGTATTAATGTTGATGATTTTGCCGAGAAGCATTTGTCAAAGAAAGTAGAAGAACTACAAATGTCACCTGAGCAAAAAAGAATACAAGCTCTTGAGCAGGAACTAAAAGCTATCCAAGGAGAAAAGGATAAAGCTAAGAAAGAAGCTGATGAAAAAGAAACTGAGAGTTTAAAGAATAAATATGCAGCAGATTTTGAGAAAGATCTCATGGAAGCTTTACAAGATGGTAAGCTACCTGACAATGCTATTGTTCGTAATCAAATGGTAGGCATGATGCGTACTGCTTTTGAAAATGGTATTGATATGTCGTTTAAGGAATTGATTCCACTAGTTCAAGATAACTATGGACAACAACTGAGGAATCACGTTAAAGGATTAACCGCTGATGATTTAGTACAACTACTAAACGATGAGTCGAAGAAAGCTTTGGCAGTTAAACTGATGCCAGCTCCTAAACCAGTTGTTAAGAAAGCTCCACCAGTAATGTCTGAAATTGATGGTATTGGTAATGCTCCAAAGGATGAATCAGCAAAACCAAGTAAAAAAATATCATCTCGTGAGTTTTTTAAGAACTTGGGAACAAAGTACTCTAAATAAATCAACTACTTAGACTTACCAAGGATGGTGAGTTTGAGTAATTTTAGTAAGTTATAGGAAAAAAGAACAAGTTATATGTGAGATGATATTTCTAATGACTGAAATTGAGTAGCCTCTTGGATATCTTAACCGACTCTTGGACAAGCTTGATAAAGTAGCGTAATTATGAAAGTTAGTCTAAAATGGTGTTTTAATAATAATGTATTTTAAATGTTTTTAAGGAGAATTTTATGGCTGGAGAGAATACCCTCGGTACCCTACAAGGTCTGTACAAAAAGGTTTACGCTGAAAACGTAAAGAACTTGATCCCTGATAATATCAAGTTTTCAAAAGAAATCCAATTTGCTAAAAAGAACAAAAGAGTTGGGGAATCATACAACCAACCCGTAGTTCTAAAATCTGAGCACGGTAGAGTATAGTCATGCCGTGGTAGTTTGGCGACAAGCTACGAGAAAATCGAGGGAATACAGGGAACCCTAAAACCAGTAGAAGAGAAGAAGATGTACGGAAGAATTTATAAAATAACAAATAAACTAAATAATAAGAGCTACATAGGTCTTACTACGAAGTCTATTTATGATAGATTCCAAGGACACTTAGAAACTTCCTCTAAACGAAATTCAGCAATTCATGCTGCATTAGTTAAGTATGGAAAAGAGAACTTCTCATTAGTCGAACTAGATGATGCTTTCACTAAAGATGAATTATTCGCAAAAGAAGTATTTTGGATTAAAGAATTTAATACTTTTAATTGTGGTTATAATTTAACTGAAGGTGGCGGTGGAATTACTAATATGAGTGTTGAAATGAGAGTTAAAATTTCAAACTCAAAAAAAGGAATTCCTAATCCTAAATTACAAGGAAGAGAAATTTCAACATCACAACGTCTTGAAATATCTCGTACTTTAGGTGGAAAATCTATTAGAATGTTTAATGCTACAACACAGCATGAAATTATATTAGAGTGGGCACATCAAGCAACTGAGCTTGGATTTAACCCTTCAAATGTAATTAGTGTTTGTAAAGGTAACAGAAAACATACTAAAGGCTATGTTTGTGAATATATTGAGCAAGGGAATCCTGACCGAATCACTAAGAGTAAAGAATTAGTGGCGGTGCAACGCATAGGCAATGAAACTCTAACGAGAATATAATTTGCCCACGAGACTTCGGCCCTTCAAATAGAAGGTGAAAAGATATGCTGACCATGTAAGAAATTACATGAAGTAAGGGATAAAAAGCCTTTACGATAACAAGCGTGGTGACATACGCTGGTAGCAATGGTGAAATCGTATCTTATTCTGACGCTTCTGCTGGAGCTACTTCTTTCGCAAGTATCACTCCATCTGCAATGTACCTTCGTGCTGCAATCAGCCGTGAAGTACTTGCACGATCTGAGAACCTACAAGAAGGAGCATTCGCTCTTGCTACTAAACACATTGTTGAGAATCTATTGAATTCTATGTTCAATAAATTTGAAACACAATGTTTCTACGGTGGTGTTGGCCTCGCAGTTCTTTCAAGTGTTTCTGGTTCACTATTGACAATCAATACTGCTGATTTTGCACCCGGAATTTGGGTTGGTGCTGAAGGCATGAAATTGATCGCTTATACTTCTGGAGATGTTGCACGAGTTGAATCAGGAGTAATGTCAGTTACTAGTGTTGATTTGATTAACCGAACAATCACAGTTTCAAATCCTAATACAGCTATTGCTGCTACAGACGTTCTTTTTGAGCGTGGAGCACATGGTAAGGAATTTGTTGGTCTTCAAAAAATGCTTTCTGCTACATCTGGTACAGTATTTGGTATCGATGTTGCTGCTTACTCACTATGGAAAGGTAACGTTTATTCTGCAGGAAGTGCTGCATTGTCTTTCGCAAAACTCAGTGATTCAGTTGCTGCAGCAGTTGCTAAAGGTGTTGCTGGAACATTGACAGCTTTCGTTAACCCAAAAACTTGGTCAAATCTTTTGACTGAGCAAACAGCTAAGAGAATTTTCCACGAAGGTGGAATGTCTGAGTATGAGAATGGTTCTAAGAACATTAAGTTTTATTCTCAGAACGGTGACATTGATATAATCTCTTCTTCTTTCGTAAAAGAAGGTATCGCTTTCGTACTAGATATGGAAAGCTTCTTGAAAGTTGGTTCTACTGATGTTACGTTGGATGATCCAGTTCGTCCCGGTCAGTACCTACAACCTCTTCAAGATTCAAACGCAATCCAAATGATTGCTTATGTTGATTGCTCACTATTCTGTGCTGCACTTGGCCGTCAGATCCTTATTGTCGATATTACGAATTCTTAGTAATTTCAATGATTTAGACAATCTTCCGAGGGGGCCTTCATGGCCCCTTCTTTTTTACTTGACATTTGAAAAATAATAAAGTATTATCATAACATGAGAACTATATTTAAAATTTATAAATTAACAAACTTAATTAAAAATAAAGTTTATATTGGACAAACTACTTTAACAGTAGAAGAACGGTTTTATTATCATTTAAGAAAAGACTCAGGTTGTATGTATATAAGAAATTCAATTCAAAAATATGGATCTCATAATTTTAAAATTGAATGGATTGCAACTTCCTTAACTAAAGAATATACTCAAGAATTAGAACAATATTTTATTGATCTATTTAATACTATGGCACCAAATGGATATAATTTACAACCAGCAGGGAAGCCTGTATTATTTGATTTATCAGTAAAAGAAAGAATGAGTAAATCTCAAAAAGAGAGGCACGAAAAATCCACAGTAGAAGAGAAATTAAATCAAACTAAAGGAATTATAAGTTATGTCGAACAAAAGAAACGACCTATCCTTGGAGTAAATAATTTAGGTGAAACTATTCAATTTGACACTATATCCTCTGCCGAGGACGAAGGATTTTTTCCTTGTAATTCTCTAAAAAATAGCTATGATCGTTCTAATGGATATATCTTCTATTATCTTGATGAACATTCTCCTGAAGAAATACTTGAACTAGCCTCTAAATCTCATTCCCAACATGAACTAAATGATGAGATTAGTAAAGTAACCAGAACTCAAGCTATTAGAGATTCTTATGAAAATAAACCTGAACGTAGACTAGTCGCAGTTCACCCTTACACTAACGACATTAAGTATTATAGAAATCAAAATGATGCATATAATCAAGGTATCTCTTCCTCTTCTCTACAAGGATCACTTCATAGTACTGAGGAAGTTATTACTCGTAGCAAAGGTTATCACTTCTTCTACGAACAAGACTACACCCTTGATCAAATGTTCGAGATAGCTTTACAAAAAGAAGATATTATTAAACAAAGACTATCTAATGGTCGTAAACTAGCTGTTGAACACATGCAAGACCATATCGAATCTCAGAAAAAAGCTATTATCGGAATTAATCCTAAAACCTTAGAATATAAAACATTTAAGTCTTTAGCTGAAGCTTATTCTGAAGGTTATTCTGGTGGAGGAATTAGTCCGGGCATTCGTGGTGAGAAACGCACTTCCAAAGGACTTCATTTCCAACACTTCACCAAGTCCATCCCCGAACATATCGAGTTTGTTAAGAATCTATATAAAATCAAGTAATTAGCTTTATAATACAAAATCCTCCTCGTAAAAACCCTCACTAATCAATTAAAATTCAGTAAAAAGAACAAGTTATTAATAGGAATCCTTTTATTTCTGTGGGGTTATGATGTCTATTATTACAATCGGTAACAAATCTTTCGATATTCCAAATCAAGGTCAAAATCCTGCGTGGGGTGAAGAGTTACATGATGCTATCGTTGAACTTGCAGCAGTCAGTAACCTATTCTATAAGCAAGGTGATATCGTTGAGAAAAAGTTCACAATTCTAAATACAAGCGGTTCAAAAAACATCACAGACTTTGTATTTAATTATGTAGTTACAGCATCATTCAGCGCAGATTATCACATTGACCGATCTATTACTAAAACATTAGCTTCATTTACTTCAAGTGGAGTTGGCGATGTTGTTGAAGTTACTTGTGTTGACGATCATAACTTAACAAACGATGATCGCATTCAAATCTCTGGTAGCTCAGCTATTGTTGGTTCTAACTTAACAGTCACAGTAATATCACCCAAAGTATTCAGTATTGTTAAAGCTGGAGTGACTGGAGCTTCAACTTCAGATACTTTCATCTTGAACCTAGTTGAATCTGGCACAATCCTTGGAAATCACTCAAGTCAAGGGTGGATCATGAACCAGAAATCTCTCGGCAATTCATTAATTTCCATTGACATTTCAGATACAGGTCAAGTTACTTATACTCCAGTTGCATTACAAGGAATTTCTCATACTGGCGTAATTCATTTCAAAGCAAATATTTTAACTAATAATTAATTGGAGTTATAAATGGCTAAGGATCTAACACAGTTTGAAAAAGGTATCCAGTTAAGAGAAACTACCTCAGATTTGTCGCACAAACAAGAAGGCGGATTATACAACGATGCTAAAGTATTAAAAATATTCTTGTCGAATTCTGAGCATGAAATTCTCACGAACGACCAAGCTCAAATTCTCACGAATAAGTCAATTGATGCTGATGATAACTCAATCTCAAACATTGAAGTTGATAACATAGCTCCAGCTACTTTGACTTCTGATTTATCAGTAAGTGCTTCAGCTTCTCAAATTCCACTTGCTTCAGCAGTTAAGAGCTATGCCGATCAAGTTCAATCTAATTTAACTTCACATGAATCAGATACTTCAACTCATGGGATTACTTCTACAATAGCCGGACTTGACGAAGTACAAACATTTACTCAAAAAACACTTGACTTTCATTTAAACTCAGCTTCTAATCTTGAAGTTTCAACCTTTGCTCCAGCAGCTATTACTTCTGATTTAGCAGTACAAGCTTCAGCTAGTCAATTTCCACTAGCCTCTGCAGTTAAGAGTTATGTTGATGCACAAACTACTGCTGATGTTGCCGATTCTCTCGACAAACGATATGTAACTGATGCCGAGAAAACTAAGTTGGGTAATTTATCTGGGACTAATACAGGTGATCAAGATTTATCTGGACTTGCTTTAAAAACTAATGTATTAGAATTAAACAATACAGCAGCATTTACTCCAGACGCAGATTATGAACCAGCAACTAAAAAATATGTTGATGATGCTGTCGGAGGAGTTACAGGAGCAGTAGATTCTGTTAACGGAGAAACTGGTACTGTAGTTCTTGATACAGGAGATATAGCTGAAATAACTGATAAAAAATATGTTTCAGACGCAGAAAAAACAAAGCTATCTAACCTTTCAGGAACTAATACTGGAGATCAGAATTTAAGCTCTTATGCTACAAAAACTGGCGTAGAAGTAATTACAAACAAAGATGTTGACGGTGGAACAGCTTCAGATACTTCAAGATTAACAGTACCAAAAAATACTAAATCAAATCTTGACGCATTAACTCGTAAAGAAGCTACTGCAGTATTTGCTACCGATACTAAGAAATTATACATTGACGATGGTTCTAATTTAAACGCTGTTGGAAGTGGTGGAGTTGGAGATGCAGGAACTTTCGTATTATTGAATGCTGACGACGATACTACAACTTGGACTACTGGAAATAACGCTACATTTCTTGGAGCTGGTACATTAGTTGGAGCTTTTTCACAAGCAAACACAACTAATCCTTTGAATGGATTAAAGTCATATTCGTATACATTTGAGACAGGTAGTTGTTTGAATGATTGGGTGGCAAGTGCAGCTTTCTCAGTACCTTTGAGAGCTAGAGGTAAAGCTTGTATTATTAGCTTACCTTATCTATTTGATGGTGTTGACAATGATATCGAACTTAAACTATATGATGTAACTAATTCAGCTTTAATTCCAACTAACTCATTTATTAAATCCCAAACAGTTGCAAATAACATTGAAGTAGTATTCCAAATGCCAACTGGATGTGCTTCCATGAAGTTTGGATTTCAAGTTAAAGTTACTACATCTCAAGATAATAAAATATTCAAGTTTGATGATGTGTCTGGAAGTGATAATACATTTAAGTCAGTTCAAGTAGTTACTCAAGAAATGGTCAGATATACTGGCTATCTGTCAATGAGTTCAGAGCTTGTTAAGTTCAAGACAAGAGCAGAAGGGACAAACTCAAAACTATTTACAGATGATAATTCTGGAACATATACAAAAATAACATTCACGAGAAAAGCATCTTTTGTTGCAAAGGCAAACGTAAGCGGTGCTTCTACTGTTACAAGGGGAACTCTCC